CGAGACCCCTGATGTTGCCGAACCCTGCACCGATGTCTTCCCAGGCTTCCATCTCGATGAACCGCCCCCTCTTGTCGATGTAGAACTTGGTGTTCTCCAGGACGAGGATGCGGCCGAGGAACTCGGGGGCCGGGAACACGTAGATGACGCCCGGCTCGACGAGCTTGTTGTTGTCGCGGATGGTCGTGACGAAGGTGTACCCGCCGACCGTGGTGTACTTGTAGCCGTCCCTGACGATCTCCGAGGTGATCTCCAGGCCGGCTTCGGTCAGCGACCACGCCACGACGTCCGTCCACGTGATTTCGTGGATCAGGAAGGTCCTGGCCTTCTGCTCGCGGGCGGCCGGGATCTTCACGAGGTCCTTGAGGACCACGCGGTTCCAGTCGTCCTCGTCGGACAGGATGATGTTGGAGTAGATCGCGTCCGACCTGTTCAGGTTGGTGGACGGGATGGACGCCCACGCGCCGGTTCCCTTGTCCTTCTGGAACAGGTACCGCATGAACTCGGCGGAGGTGCCGAAGTTCTTGGTGGCGGTTCCGCCGGTGACGATGCCCTGGTCCACCAGGGAGTTGTAGCGGTACCGCGAGGCGAGGAAGAGGCCGGACTTCACGTGCTTCATGAACGTGACGTCTTCCTGCTCCTGGATGTCCTTGGCGATGTTCTGCTCCAGCACTTTCGTGAGGGGCATCCTGTACGACCGGAGCTCCTGTTCCGACTTCACGATCTTGTCGCTGGAGATCGTGTGCAGCCGGATCGCGTAGCGCGGGGCCTGGAGGTAGGTCTTCTCCGGCTCGCCGCGCCAGTTGATGTGCATCGCGATGGAATCCGGCTCCAGGTCGTCGATGTATTCGAGGCCTTCGTCGGCCACCCGGCGCTGGCACTCCTTCTCGGTGGCGACCGTGGGCTGGATAAACTTGCGGCAGAAGGCGTTCTCACGAAGTTTCTGCTGGATGTACAGGCCGCTGGCCTGCCCGAGCTTCGTGAGCGCTTCGCCGCCGGCTTCCACAGCCTGCCCGAAGAGGGCGTTGAACTGCTCGACGTTGAAGGCTTCCGACATCGTCTAGCTCCTTAGAAAAAAGGACTCTTGAAGGTATTGTGCCCGACCGAAGCTCGGAGTCAATACCTGAAACAGCCGACTAGTATTGGTGACCGAGTGCGCTGAACAGGAACATGACCGTCTGCCCGACGATCCTGGTGATGATCCCGAACGAGACGCGGCCCGTCGGAGTCGCGATGGCTTCCGGCTTGCCTGCGCCCGCGGCGTTCAGGCAGACGTGCTTGCCCACGGCCGGCGGGTTGGTGGTGGTGTCGTACCACCTGTCCAGCGGGACGCCCAGCTCGATGCCGGCTCCGCAGATGCCGGACAGCCCGCCCGCTTCCAGGCCCTGGACCGGCGCGGACGGGTCGAAGGGATCCGTCTGCTCGTCCAGGACGGAGGGCGCGCTGGACACGAGGAAGTTCACGTAGGCCACCTTGTCCGTGTTGACGGCGAGGCGGCCGTAGCCTGTGGCTCCGTCCTCGGTGATGAAGCGACCTTCCTCGACGACGACCGAGGGGTCACGATACCTGAGCGCCTTCAGGTCGAACGCGGTGAACTTGGCGTTGACCGTCACGATCGATTCGCTTTTGCGCGCCATCGTCATTGCTGTTCTCCTTTTTCAGATCAGGCCTTGATCCTGCAGATCGAGCAACGCATCAAGGATGACGTTGCCGCCGGATTTGTCAACAGGCCTCGACTCGGAAACCGGCGTACCCAGGGTCGGGATACGGTCCAGACCCAACTGATGAGCCGCCTTGATCACCTCCAGATCGCGGGGCGACTGCAGGAACTCGGCTGCCTTTTGCAGTGCCTCGTCGGCTTCGAACACGCCGTCGGCGACCAGCTGCATCACCTCCCGAAGGACGTGATTCTCCAGCTGGGTCACCGCCAGCTTGTCCATAGCCTCTTTTTTCTGCTCATTGGCCGTCTTGACTAGGTGGTCTTGTTCCACCAACTTGTCCCGAAGTCGAGCAGCCAACGTCGCAGGAAGTACGACGTTACCCATCTCAGCAGTTCCGATGAGCTAGGGCATCGATACCGGCGAGTACCTTGGCGATTGCCACCTTCTCCCGCCGGTCCAGGTACGCCCGCTTCTGTAGCTGCTCCCGATTCTTGCTGTTGTCCACCGCACCAGACAAAGCAACGACAAGCTCGTCGATCTGTTCCGTGACGGGCTTGTCGCGCTCAGCCACGCTGGCCTTCTTGCTCATTTCGGCCAGCGCCAGTTTGATGGACATGACATCGAGCATCGGCTACTCTTCTTCGGAAAGTTTGGCCGCGACGAGGCGGGCCGCCGCGCGCCCGAGGGCGTCGGCTTCCTCCTCGGAAGCGACCTTCTCCAGGTCCTCCGCGGTGATCCCGTTTTCCGCGAGAACCTCGGCCGCGAGCTGGCCGTAGGCGTAGAGCTCTTCCTGCGCCTCTTTGGTCAGCTCCTCCGCGCCCTCTTCCGTCTCGGCGGGAGCGGCCGCGTTTTCGGCAGCCGTCTTCGTCATGCTCGCCACCTGGTCTTCGACCAGCTGCGTGCAGACCCCGAGGAACTGGGAGTCGCTGAGGGTGCCGTTGAACTCGCCCTTGGCTTCGGCTTCCTTGACGAGCTCCACGGCCCTGAAGAACAGCTGAGACCTTGTCTCGTCGTTCGCGTAGGCCTGCTCCACCGCGGCCATCTTCACGGTGAAGTCCTGCTCGTCGAGAGTCTGAACGATTTCGCTCAGTCGCATCGAATGTCCTCCTTGACGTCCTGGTGTCCAACCGGATCAACGACCCAGTTGTTCCGAGAACGGTGCGCTTTTGCGCTACTTGGTCTTGACGTTCCCGTGCGTTTCGTGCGGCATCGGGTTGTCTTTCTGCGGAGGCTGCACGCTCTCGTAGGTGACGTTCGGGTTGTCGCCCGGCACCTTCTTCTGCGTGACGCCGCCCGTGCCCGAGCTGGCGATGGCCGAAGAGCCCGGCTGGCCCGGCATCGAGTGGCGCTTCGAGATCGCGCCCGCGACGCCCTTCCAGTTGGACTTGTCCTCTTCCGGCGCACCCTGGCTGGTGGGAACCCGTCCGCCTTCCGCCGCGACCTTGTTCAGCTCGGCGATGAAGCCGCGGGCGAAGAGCTGTCCACCGGCGAAGATGTCGGCTGCCAACTTCACCATCGGGTCGTCCTCAGACGCGACTCCCACAGAGGCGGTCTTGTCGAGTCCGTCCGCGTCGAGCTTTTCGAGAAGCTTCTGCACGTCCATTGGTCACTCCTTCTTGAAAACGATCAGCCCCTGTTGAGTCCAGCACCTACAACGAAAGGCATAACTGCACGGAACCTTTCGTCAACTTCCGCAGTTTTAACCGCAACCAGCGACTGGTCAACTGCCGAAGGGTCGCGAGCTTCCAGGATTTCCAGCTCGTTTGCCTTCGCCGCGAGCTTGTTCACGTCGATCTTCCGCAAGAGCTCGCAGTATCTGTCGTAGGCCGCTGACCCGGAGCTTCTTTTTTCGACGCCCGACTCAGGCGACCTACTTATACGTATAATCCGAATGACTCGTTTGGCAAACGGAGGATCGAACAACGATCGCTCCGGAATCCATTTTTTCAGCACTGACATGATTCTGGAGGAAGGACTTTCGAAGTCAAGAGACTCCGGCAGTTTCGAAGCGTCGCCGTCAGTGAGATCCTCGATCTCGGGTTTCCGCAGCTGAATCCCGCAGGCAGTCGCACCACCGAGAACATCGCTTAGCGGCTCGTTCTTAAGAACGTTCATGTCAAGCCCAGGGATGGCGCTCGTACCTGACTCGTGCATTGAGACGAGCTTCTTCAGCTCTCGGTAAACAGGCGGCTTGATCGGAGATGTTCCAAGATTGTCTTGTCCCTTCTCCGCAGGTACCTGCTTCTCTATCTCGGCGGCCTTCTCTTCGGCGCGCTTCAGTACAGCTGCCTTTTGAAAGCGCGACTGGGCCGATGCGATCTTCATGAAGTCAGGCTCGTACAGCGCAAAGCGATCTCTGGTAGAGCTCAGCGGGACGGCCATCGTCGGAGATCCAGCACAGGCGATCTTGCGAAGAGACCAAGCCTCTTTCCACGCCGGGGATATGACGTAGCTGATGTCGAAGAACTTCGGGAACCAGTTCAAAGCGTAAACTTTCCTTCCGTCAGGAAGGGTCACATTCATAAGGGTCCGCAGGTGCGAGCAATACTCACTCCGGTTCTTCGCAGCATTCTTGCAGATGGAGCACACGTCGAAAGGCACTTTGCACCCCATCGACCAAGGTATAGGGTCGCCTGCGTCAACCCTGCGGACTAGATCTGGTGCGCGGCTCTCCAGGAGGAAGACGATGAGTTCCACGCGTTCCATCTGATCATTGTATGCTGCACAGGTTACCCTCTCTCCGATCGAGGCGAGCGGGTCCTTGTTGTCGTGGAAGACGAACGGATAGGCATACGTCTCGAAGGTCTGGTGACCGTATTCGGCGGGCACGCTCAGATTTTTCTCGCGGAGAAAAGAGAGGACGTCGGCCGGTGGCTCGTCGTGCAGGAGGCTCCACTTCGGGAAGGCATCACCGTTGGAGTTCGATCCCCAGGCGTGAAGAGCTCCGACGGCGTTGATGTGGACGTAGCGTCCTTCCTTCCTCGGCTTTAGCGTTTCGATCAGCTTGATGAGCTTCGCAGGGACATAGCACTCCGACGCGAGCTTCTCGAACGACCTGGAGTGGATGGGGACGTAGGACGGCCCCCATCTCGGGTCTGACGCGGGGACCATGTACTTTTCGATCCCCGGTTCCAGAATCATTTCAGCTCGTTTATCCATGCGCTGTGACAACTCCCGGAGTGCTCACGACGACCTGCTTCACCTCGAACAGCCTGTCCAAGGCCTGTGTCTTGACCATCGGAGTAGGAGGCGTCCACTTTCCGGCCATCATGTTCTGCCCAAGGGCAGCCCTTGCTTTACCCGCACCAGTGTACTTCGCCATCAGGCCGGGCGCACCCATGAAAGCCGCAAGCGGAAGCACTGAGCCGACGGCACTGTCCTGCAGGCCCATTGGTTCCAGAACCTTGTCCCACGGCATCATCATCATACCCATCTGAGCTGCGAACTGGCCCTTGCCGCTGGCTAAGAACTGCTTTGCCCATGACGGCTTCTGGCCGGTCATCTCGCCGTGGGCACGAAGAACTTCTGGATCTGACATCTCAGCCAGGTTTTGTGTCTTCGCGTGATAGTCCTGTATCTGTTTCTGAACATCAGCCTGAGGATTCGCTGCCGGCTGACGCGCCCTGCGGACTCTACGGCCACCTGTCTGCACATTTGGCGCGGCATTCGGTGTAACACTACCGCCTGGCAGCAGAGTCATGCCCGCGGGTGAGGTCGTTCCTGTCGGCAGCAGGTTCATGCCAGCGGGTGCGGCTGTTCCGGGTTGAATACTCGTGGGCGGAGGGACTACCGGCTGCTTGGGAACTAGGGCTTCCTTCCCCTTAGCAGCTCTGCTTAGATTAACCTGAGCCCGCCGAGTGAGTGGGTCGGCCACAGCCCTCGCTGCGCCACGACCGAAGAGTCCTCTGATCGCACCGAAAGCTCTACCTATGCCGAGGAAGGCTTCCTTCTCCAGATTGCTCTGATCTATTGTCAGCCCCTCTAGGAGATGCTTGGTCAGCTTGAAGGCCGCAGTCTTTTCCTTCTCGATCCGGATCATGTCCTTCGTCGAGGAGAGCTCGGATTTGAAGTGCTCACGCTTGCGGAGCAGCTCCAGCATGCGTTCGCGTTCGGTAAGGTTTTCGCCGATGCGTCCCGGCTCAAGCTCGTGAAGCATCTGCTCGGGCCGACTGCCCGTGGGAACGGGCTCGATCGCGAGCCCGAGGGGCTTCCCGACCTGAACGGCCCTGGCCGTGAAGTAATTTACTGTGGGAGAGTCGCCCATACTAATCTGCCTTGGGCAGCGCCTTGCTCATCTCGATGATCGACTGGCCGAGGTCCTTGATGTTCTGCGGCGTCTGCCTCATCTTGGACGCCGTCTCCTGGACCCCAAGCAGATCCTTGATCATAGCCGGAGTCAGAGCGGCCGGCCCGATCTGGTGAAGTTGCCGCATCACGTTGCCTGCCAGCAACGGGTTGGTCGCCACAGATGGCGCGAAATCCGCGATCGCCTGGAAGTAGCGCCCGGCGTTCGGATCGTTCCGAAGTTCCGGATGCTCCTTCATGATCTTGTCCAGCGACCGGCTCAGCCCGTACCTTCTGGTAAGGCTCTCCAGCCCGCTCATGAGGAGAGGAAGCCCGACGGCTGCAACACCGATAGCCGGAAGCAGACCGGATCGAGTCAGGCTCATGACGGTGCTCGGTGGAGCCGGCATGACCGGTGCGGCCTCCTTCTGGAATGTCTCGCCCTCGATGGCCCTTCGGATTCTCTCGTCCTCTGAGCCTTCCACGACGGAGAGGTACTCACAGTACCGGGCGACCTTTTCCAGGGCCGAAGCCTGAACGTAGTCGAAGTGCCTGTGGGCCAGGGTCTGCCACTCCGACGCGTTGAAGTTACCGGCGAGCTTCGCCACCCCTGCGGCGAAATCCGAAATCTCGTCCACCTCTTCCTTGGTGAACTCAACCTCGCCGTAGAGACAGGCGTATTTTTCTAAGAGGCTCATGCTTCGGTTCCTTTAGAATCCCCGATAGGCTTCGTGCCCAGGCTGCTCCAGATACGTGGGCTGCCTGGCCTTCTGGATCGCCCTGCCCACGCCACGTCCGACGTCAGTCAGACCCCTGTATGTGAGGTAGGCGAGCGGGATCGAATAGAGAGGATTCTGGGCAGCCCATGACGCTGCGCCACCGAGCGCCTTATAGGTCAGCCCAGACGCCCTCTTGATGAACTCCTCGTCCGAGAGATCAGCAGCTACGCTGGCCAGCTTTTCGGCCTCCTCGCCGATGATCTTCCTCACGTCGTCGTTGTTGATGATGGAGATGATCTCCTGGGGCACCGGGTCAGGCGCGTCGTTGTAGATGGCGAGCTTCCCGCCCGCCTGGTCGATCCGCCCGATCTTGTTCTTGAAAGTATCGAGCAGGATCAGCATCGCATGCCGGCCGTTGATGACCTCTGTTGGCGTCTCGAAGTCGCCAAACTTCTCGTCCACGAGAGCTCTGTCGACGGGGTGGCCAAGCTTCATCAGATCCTGCCGGATGTCCGAGAAGAGCTGCTGCCAGAGGGCCTTGTCGTCCGGGCGGGCGATGCAGGCGAACTTGTACATGTCTGACATCTTCCCGTTCAGGAGCATGACGTACTCCTTCGCCATGTCCTTGATGTCGTTGAACGCAGCGTCCTTCTCGATCTCCAGGGCCAGTTTGTCGAGCTCCAGCTTGGCAGCCCGTTTCCGGATCTCACCCATGAGGGATTCGAGGGCCATGAAGGCCCGCTTTTCCATGAGTGGATCGGCTGCGGCTTTCATCGGGCCGGAGGCGAGCTTCTCGACTTCTCCGGCTACCTTATCGATCCTCGGTCTGGCAGAGGGGAAGAGCACATCGAGGACCTGAGCCGTCTTCACCGTCTTGACGACGGGGCTGATCTCGCTGCGGACGCCTTCGAGCGTAGCGAGAGCGAACGTGAACGTCTTGTCCCCTGCCGTCTTGTAGAGCTTCTGGTTCGTCTCGCTGTTTGCCAGCTCAACGACCCGTTGGATCTGCATCGGCGACAGGTTGTTCTCTTCCGCCAGCTTCGCAATGGCCTTGTTGAGCGGTGTCCCCTTCTCAACGTAAGCCAGAGCCGCTTGCTTGGCGAAGTCTGCGAATTTCAAAGGATTGAGGTCCATGGTGTTTCCTCTATTTCTTGTCGGCCTTTTCCTCCGGCTTACCCTTGCGGCGGCGAAGCAGGAAGCCGAGCGTCCCGCCAAGAATCGCGCCCTTCACGCCGCCGTGGATGCCGCCAGCCATCGTACCGGCAGTAATGGCTCCGCCGCGTGCAAGTCTGCGCACTCGCTTGGCTTGTTCCGGTGTGAAATCGCCCTGGAGCTCGATCGGAAGCTTCGCGCCAAGGCGGCCGCCGCGAAGTGCCCCCAGCGCGCCAAGGCCTATTGCACCGGCTCCGGCCCCGCGGTGAACAGATCGCTCGGTCGAATCCCGAGTGTCTTCTTTTTCCGTTTCCTTGGCGAGCTTCTCCATCTCGTCGATGAAGGCGGCTAAAAACGTGTTCATGTGGTACGGCACTCCAAACAAGTTTCGTAGTAGGTCTATCCGCAAGTGCCCGCTTTTCAAATCTGCGGTAGCGCCGTCCGCGACAGTCTGCCGTAATACTGCTCTGCCGCGAGGTAGCAAAGCATAGTTGCCTGGAAGGCATCGTCAGGCATCGTGTGATCGTAAGACATCGTCCCGTAGTTTTCATCATACTCCACGAAAATCGATGTGAAGTCGTTGATGAAAGCAATCTTGTCGTTAGGCACGTGGAGCATGAACTCGGTAGAGGGAAAACGGATTGTCCCACTCCTTATCCTATCGATGACCAAGCGCATGCAGGATGACCGGTCGATCATGTAGCGCCCGACCTTGCCGGCCTTGTTGTCAAACTTGACCATCGGTCTCTGCTGTACTGACTGCATCTCAAGTAGCAGCGGATTGCCGCCCTCGGAGAACGAGCGGTCAACCCAACCGAAGTCATCGCGCAGTCGATCGTTGTTGATGTGCCCGAAGCCCCAGTCAGAGCCGACCCAGAAAGCGCTGTATCTTCTGGCCACCTCATCAAAGAACTCAGGCTGACGGGCCAGGTTGGCGCGCTCGCCGAGGAACTTCTCCATGTAAAAAATGCGGAACTTCTCGTCAGAGCACCATGCGCCCAACACTACGACGGTGTACGACGGCATGCGACGTTTACGCTCGCCCGGTAAATCTACCTGCCCGTAGCCGCCGGTGCCGTGATCTATACCCATGAAGATCGGAGACCCACCAATAAGCTGCGAGAGGTTCTCCGGCGCGGTCAACGGTCTGTTCTCACACGTCCTAAGCACATCATTTTCAGTCAGTACAAGCTCACCCTCCTCTGACGCCAGGCCCAAAGCTTCGTTGCAGAACACGGAGAACGAGATCTCAGGATCGTGTAGTTTCCCTGATATGTCATCGAACGACTGGAATGGAACCTGAATCTGGGAAATCCTATAGCCCTGCCACACGTTCAAGAGGCTGGGCTTCATGGCGATCCACTGCCCGCCGTAGTCGTCATCATCCTCCGGATTCTTGTGGCGCTTGGGATACAGCTCCTTGCCGCACTTCGTGCAGACGAAGTATTTACTTCCAATGACCTTCTCGTCCAGGTAGTTCCAGTGGTGGCATCCCATGTGTTTGCATTTGACCAGCCACTCGAACATGCAGGAATGCTCATAGCGCTGCGTCAGCTGGTTCATCCGTGTCTTTGGCGTCCCTGAATACAGGCGGATTTTTCTATCCGGCAGCGCGTGAGACTGGCATTCCTCGATGACACCGATTTCCTTGGACGGAATGTCCTGTAATTCGTCGATGTTCACGAAGTCGGCGGATATACCGCGGACTGCGTCAGCCGACAGATAGCAGGACCGAAAGTTGTAGATCGTACCGTTGTTGAGGGCTTTTCCGCTAACCTGCCACAGGTTGCGCGTAGAGGTCATCCCTCGCCTGATTTCGGGGGACTCTTCTACGATCTTCTTGAAGCGCTGCTGGCTGAAGACCGTGACCTGAGAAAAGCGTGGTTGAACGTATAGCCCCTTCAGGTTAGGAATGGCCACACCCAGGGCAATCCCCATGCTGGCTGCAGTGGTACTTTTCTCCACCTGCCGCGCCGTATGTAGGATCTTGTTGCGGCTCCCAATGGGATTCTTTTTATCCAGGTCGTAGATGTGCCTGAGATAGGACCTGTCATGTATCAGCGGTGGACCGTCCACCTGGCGGATGATGTCTACAAAGCGGAAAGGACGACGTTCTATCCAGATGAATTCGTCGACCAGGTCTGAGATCGAATGCACACCAGACTCTTTCCTCTGGTCGATGTACTCATCCTTGATACGCTGGCCCAGTATGGGAATGCCGTTCTCGACAGGAAGCGACGCGTCAATGGTCTCTTCGTCGATGGGTGTGAAAAGGCTGTTGGAGTCACGCCTACGCACGTTTCACCTGTGCAACTTCCGGCTCCTGGATGTCGTTGATCGTCATGTTGACCTTGTCGCTGGACGCTACGGATAGCTCTTCGAATATTTTTCCTGGTGCCGTCTCGGCCCGCAGCTCTTCGCCTGTGTTCTTGCCGGCCCACAGATATGAGCGCAGGGCGTGATTGAGCTGGTTCGTGTCGCCTTCGATGCCGAGGTTGAACATGTCGGCGATCCTGCGTTGCAGCCTGACCAGGACCAGCTCCGTGGTTTCCTTGAAGTGTGGCCGCAGCCCGGTGT